ATCTTACTACCGTAGCACAGGTTCTGTCACTGGGAAACTTGGCTTATATGGATAAAGATAAGTTCCCTGCTGGAGCATGGTGTAATGTAGGAGACTACGTATGCTATGGCAAACATGCAGGAACTAAGTTGTTTTATAAAGGAATAAGACTTATTCTTTTGTTTGATGATCAGATTATCATGAAAGTAGAAGACGCTAAAGACCTTGATCCAACCTTTAATTTGGGACGGAGTTCTAATTAATTTGGGAAAAGCACGATAGTGTGCTATAATATAATAAACGTAAATCGTTTGTTTCGTAAACAACGGAGAATATAATGAGTAACGAGAATGATGGATGGGGAACTGTTGAAGTTTCCGAGAACAGTGGGGAAGATACCCAAGTAGCTTTTGAGATTGAAGAAGAAGAAAACCAGCCTATTGTAGTTGAAGAAGAGTTTGTAGAAGAACAGAAAGTTGAAGCTGAAGAACCTAAAGAACTTGAAGGCATAGAAACTAAGGGTGCTGAAAAAAGAATTAGACAGCTAGTTCGACAGCGTAAAGAACGTGAAGAAAGAATCGATGCTCTTATTCTTCAGAATGAAGAACTAAAGTTAAACATTAATAAAAAAGAAAACGAAGTAAACAACATCGCTAGTCGTAGTGTAGGTGCTAGTGAGAAACAGCTTACTCAGAATATTGAATTAGCTAGACAGGCATATCTTCAAGCCTTTGACGAAGGAGATAAAGAAAAAGTTCTGTCGGCTCAAGAAATTTTAACTGCTGCTCAATCTGATCTTAAAACTGTTCAGGGATATAAAGCTAGTATTGCACAGAGAATCCAACTAGCTTCTCAAAAAGAAGAAGAAGAAGTCCCAACTCAAAGGCCGACCTTTGATCCTAAAGCAAATGAATGGGCTGAACGTAATGAATGGTTTGGACAGGATACAGTTAAAACAGCAGCCGCTCTTGCACTTGATGCAGAGCTAAAGGGAGAAGGATACGATCCCAATGATGAAGAATTTTACCAAGAAATTGATCAACGTCTTAAAAAAGCCTTTGGTCAAAGTAAGAATCGTGTGCAGGAAACTGAAGAACAAAGTACTTCAGACACGTCACAACCTGCTCAGGTGGTGTCGGGGGCTTCACGCTCGTCTCCGTCCTCAAACAAAAAAGTCAAGCTCTCTAAAAAAGAAGTAAGCTTGGCTAATAAATGGGGTGTGCCACTTGAACAGTATGCCGCCGAAAAGCTGAAGGTAACTCAGGCTGACGGCGAATATACTAATGTAAATACGTAAGCGTGGAGGAAAGAATATGACACGAAATGAATCACGTAGTGAGACAACAAGAGAACAGAATACTAGAGAAGATCAGTGGACCTTTGAAGAGCCTAATGCCCTAAACATTCCAGAAAATGTGCAAGCACGTTTTGATAATGAAGGCATGGCGTTACGTTGGATACGAGTCTCCCTTCAAGGTAAAGATGACATTGCAAATGTTGGTAAGAAATTACAGGCAGGTTGGGTGTTTGTGACTCCAGAGGAAGTTCCCGAAATGTCTATTACATCCTTCGTGAGGGATGAAGGCAGGTATCAAGGCTCTGTGTGTCGAGGTGATGTAGCCTTGGTTAAAATGCCAGCCGGTAAAGTGAACGCTCGTAGGAAATTTTATGAGGGTAAGGCCAATGATCAGATGGATGCAGTTAATGCTCAGTTGATGAAAAGTTCTGACTCTCGTATGCCTATTACTAATACGAGTCGTTCTGTCACAACACGGGGAAGACAACCGTCCTTTCAGGACTAACTTCCTCATAATTAAGGAGATGAAACATGTCTACTACTAAAGCATTTCGTGGTTTCATTCCTGCTCGCAAGAAAAGTGGTGGCTACAATAACGAAGCCGTCACCGACATGATTACTCTGACCTCAACGGGTCAGGCTCAGTCGCCCACCAATAGCATCTTTACCGGCGATCCGGTTGTGCTTCCCGGTGCGAACTTTGCAACGATTTCTCCGTATATCGCTGCAACGCTCAAGCCCTCTGGTGTGTTCATGGGTTGTCAGTATGTCGAAAATGGAGAGCAGAAATTCTCCCGGTATTGGCCGGGTGGAGTGTCAGCCACGGACATTAAATTCTTTGTAATCACTGATCCCGATCAGACGTATTACATTCAGGCTTCTCTGTCGCTTTCGGCGGGAGAGTTGGCTATTGTCAAAAACTACAATGTAACCGTAAGCTCTACTGCTTCTTCCGGTAATACCAGAACGGGTCAGTCCAGTTACTACCTTGATGGTGCCTCCGGTACGGAAGCTTCTGCTGCTGTACGTGTTATTGGTAAAGCTCAGTATCCAGATGAAAAAGATTCTGATGCTTTCCCGATTGTGGAAGTATGGCTTAACCATCACCGTGATCGTTTCGTAACGGCCACGGCATCTACGGCTTAATAGGGAGGATTTATTATGGCTATTAATAGAGCTAGTATTAGCAAAGAACTCCTTCCCGGTCTTAACGCCGTATTTGGAATGGAGTATGGAGAGGTCAACAATGAACATGAACCTCTTTATGATGTAGAAAACTCGGACAGAGCTTTTGAAGAAGAAGTCCTCTTCACTGGCTTTGGCACTGCGCCGACCAAAGGCGAGGGTGCTGCGGTTTCTTATGATGATGCACAGGAAAGCTATACGGCCCGTTATACAGCGGAAACCGTTGCGCTTGCTTTTGCTGTCACTGAAGAAGCTATGGAAGATAACCTGTATGACACGTTTGCGAAGCTTCGTGCCAGAGGTCTTGCCCGTGCGATGGCAAACACCAAGCAGGTAAAAGCCGCTAACATCTACAACAATGGTTTCTCTGATCTCATTGGTGATGGTGCTGCGTTCTTCTCGGCTTCTCATCCGACGATTTCTGATGGTCTTCAGTCTAACCTTCTTGGTGCGGCTGACCTGTCGGAAGCAACTCTTGAAACGGCACTTACTGCCATTCAGAAGACCAAAGATGATCGTGGTATTCTGGTTGGTGCAAGCGCCATTTCGCTGCATATCCCGGTTGATTACTGGGCAGTTGCAGATCGTGTTCTTTCAAGCCCCGGCAACACTCAGACGAGTGCTGCACAGGCTAATCCGAACAACAACGCCATCAACGCTACCCGTCACATGGGCATGGTTCCTGAAGGTTTCTTCATTAACCGTCGCTTCACTGATACGGATGCATGGTTTGTTAAAACGGATGTTCCGAATGGCACGAAGATGTTCGTCCGGTCGCCGCTTCAGACCAAGATGGAACCAGACTTCGATACTGGCAACCTTCGGTTCAAGGCACGGGAGCGTTATAGCTTCGGTGTTTCCGATTGGCGTGGCTGGTACGGTAGTGCTGGTTAATTACCAAGTAAGGGAGGGTGACTTCGGTCACTCTCTCTTTACTCTTAAAAGGGGAAGAGAATGGCAACTAATATTAAAGTAGCACAAAATGTTAGCAGTGATGGTGCTATTATAACTGGCTTCCGTTATGTGGATACTAATCTAACACTTGGTGATGAGGGAACAGGAAGTAGTCCAACACCCTCAACTACCCGTATCATGGCAATGCATGTTTACTCCACTATTGTTGGAGATATTATCATTAAAGGTACAAAGCAGATTACAAATAAAACGGCAACAGGTACTGCGATTCGATATCGTGTTGCTGCTCTTGATTCACAGGATACTTATATAGGAGATATGGGAGTAGGCATACATGGTATTGTAAGTCTTGCGACTTCTGGCGCTGCGGCTATGGCACCGACTATTACACTATATGTTGGCTAGTTATGCCTGACTTTTCCTATTTAAAAACAGACCTAGTTAATACAACGGAGAATGACTCTGCGGAGTTTTCTACGCAGGTATCTGCTTTTGTCAAGAAGACAGAATTTAGACTTGTCAAAGACCTAGACGATGTAGGTCTTAATGAATATAATAGTGTGTCAGTCTCTGGTGGAAACGCAGGGGCTGTTCCTTTAAATGATAGAGCATTGATTGTACGCAATGTTAATTTTGTTGTGAGCAATGGCACCTCTGTTACTAATCTTTTGCAGAGAACAACAGAGTATGTAAATGATTACTGGCCTGTAAGTGCTTCCACCGGGACACCCCGGTACTATACACGTAAAAACAATTCAAGTATTAAGATTGTTCCTACCCCAGTTTCTGTACTTACAGTAGAAATAGAATCACAGTCACAGCCACTTGCCCTTGCATCTTCTACGGGAACCAGCGTAACAACAACAAACTACTTTAGTGAGTATTGCTATGATGCTCTCTTTGCCGGATGCATGGTAGAAGCTACTATGTATATGAAGGATTGGACTACTCTTCCTGTCTGGCAGCAGCAGTATCAAACAGCAATAGATCAACTTCGTAATCAAGCACGGCGTACCAGACAGGATGACATGGCAGTTGCTGGCTCTCCTGCTGGTGGACCTAACACAGTTATACAAGGAGCAAGCTAATGGCCGTAAGTTATAAAAAGCAAACACATAGAAGTAAAGGCAAAGCTGGAAAAATACCTCACCCTTCTGGAATGTCGCCTCATAGTGGTGCTAGAAAAAACCGATTAACAAAAGCACTTAGAGAAAGGGAGGAAGGGGTAGCTCAAAGAAAAATGAATAAAAATAAAACTGTTCCTAAACCTAAACGTAAACCTCCTGTTCCTAAAAACCAAGATATAG